TTTACTCTTGCTACACCTGTGCTGGCTGGTCTTGGCACTCCAACTAAACAGTTTTCTAGTTGTGTGCTTATCCGCAGTGACGACGATTTGGATTCTATATTTGCTAGTGGGGAGATGATGGCCAAGTACGCGGCCAAGCGTGCTGGTATTGGTTTGGAAATTGGCCGTTTGCGTCCGCTAGGCGCACCCATCCGCGGCGGCGAAGTCATGCACACTGGCATGATACCATTTCTCAAGAAATGGTTTGGTGATTTGCGCTCATGTTCACAAGGAGGTATCCGCAATGCAAGTGCTACTGTATTCTATCCTATTTGGCACTATCAGTTTGACGATCTTATTGTTCTTAAAAACAATCAAGGCACCGAGGAAACCCGAGTGCGCCATATGGATTATGGGGTTGTGCTTAATGCCATGTTCTGGCGACGTTTCAAAAACCGAGAAGACATAACATTTTTTGATCCCAATGAAGTGCCTGACATGTATGAAGCCTTTTACAAGGACACAGAAAAGTTTGAAGAACTATATGTCAAATACGAAAAACGCAAAGACTTACGTAAGAAAGTAATCAGTGCTGAGGAAGTATTCAAAGGCGGTATCTTGAAAGAGAGAACCGATACAGGTCGTATCTACTTGGTGTTTATTGACAATGTCATGAACCAAGGACCATTTGATCCTGAACATCACGCAATCTATCAAAGTAATTTGTGCTGTGAAATCCTGTTGCCCACAAGGCCATTCCGCAGACTAGATGATGACGCGGGCCGTATTGCTCTTTGCACCTTGGGCAGTATCAATTGGGGTGCGTTTCGTAATCCTGAAGACATGCGCCGTGCCTGTAGAATTCTACAACGTAGCCTATGCAATATCTTGGACTATCAGGACTTCCTAAGCATTCAAAGCCAACTCAGCAACCAAGAGATCCAACCCTTGGGCATTGGTGTCACCAACTTGGCCTATTGGCATGCCAAACGAAATTTACAATATGGTCAACCAGATTCTCTACATGAAGTCAAGAGCTGGATGGAACATCAGGCCTATTATCTCACAGAAGCCACCATAGAGCTGGCACAAGAACGCGGACCTTGTAAAGATTCTGCCAAAACACGCTATGGACAAGGTGTATTTCCTTGGGAGTTGAGATCCAAAGCCGTGGATGAACTCACCAGCTTTAAACCCGAACTAGACTGGGAACGCTTGCGCGAAATGATGAAGGCACATGGTGTACGTAATGCCACCTTGATGGCCATCGCTCCTGTGGAAAGTTCGTCGGTGGTAATCAACTCAACCAACGGCATTGAAATGCCCATGAGCCTGATCACAGTCAAAGAGTCAAAGGCTGGTAGTCTAATTCAAGTAGCACCCGAATACAACAAGCTTAAAAATCGATATCAGCTTATGTGGGACCAACGAGACTGTGTGGGCTACGTCAAGACTGCGGCTGTGCTGGCAGCTTACGTGGATCAAAGCATCAGTACCAACACATTCTATAATCCTGCACACTTTGCCGACCGCAAAGTACCTACAACCTTGATCGCCAAGAACCTTATGCAAGCACATCGCTGGGGCTTGAAAACATTCTACTACAGCCTGATCAACAAGCAAGGTTCCAAGAGCGAGGAAGTCACCCACCAACCGTTGGAAGTAGTCAACGACGCACAACTATTAGAAGAAGACTGTGAGGCATGCAAATTATGAGTCAAGCACAATACGATTTAAAACACCGTACAGATTATCTCAACCGTAAAATGTTCCTGGACCCCGAAGGTCCTGTGACCATTCAAAGATTTGAGGAAGTCAAATACAACAAAATTGTAAAATTTGAACAGGAGGCACGTGGATTTTTTTGGGTACCCGAAGAAATCAGTCTGACCAAAGATGCCGGCGACTTCAAAGAAGCGTCGGACACAGTGCGGCATATCTTTACCAGTAACTTGTTGCGTCAAACAGCCTTGGATAGCTTGCAAGGTCGTGGGCCCACACAGGTGTTCACTCCAGTGGTTGGTATTCCAGAATTGGAAGCACTCATGTACAACTGGGGTTTCTTTGAAACCAACATCCATAGTCGTAGTTACAGTCACATCATCCGCAACATTTACAATGTGCCCAAGGATGTGTTCAATACAATACACGATACCAAAGAAATTGTTGACATGGCCAGTACCATTGGGCTCTACTATGATCGTCTACACATGATCAACTGCCGCAAAGAACTCAAAGAAGAGTTCGATGAATACGAGCACATCAAGGCCATATGGTTGGCCCTTAATGCCAGTTACGGACTAGAAGCCTTCCGCTTCATGGTTTCATTTGCCACCAGCCTGGCCATGGTTGAGAATCGCATTTTTATTGGCAACGGCAACATCATCAGTCTTATTCTACAAGACGAGATTCTGCACAAGGATTGGACGGCCTGGATTATCAATCAAGTGGTCAAGGAAGATCCACGCTTCGCTAGAGCCAAAGCCGATTGCGAACAGGAAGTCCAACGCATGTACGAAGATGTGATCCGTGAAGAAAAGGCCTGGGCTGATTACCTGTTCAAAAAAGGTCCAGTGATTGGTCTCAACGCCAACATCCTCAAAGACTTCGTGGACTACACAGCCGTGGCAGCACTCAAAGAAATTGGCTTGCGTTATTGGAACCCAGCACCCAAGACCACACCTATTCCCTGGTTCAACAAGCATGTGAACACATCAAACAAACAAACTGCACTCCAGGAGAATGAATCAACTAACTATGTTATTGGTGTACTGAGTGATCATATTGATTACGAAGAACTACCACAAATTTAAATCAAAAGGATTAAAATGATGAAAGCAGTAGTCTGGAGCAAGTACCATTGTCCATTTTGTGATCAGGCCAAGGCACTTTTGAAACAAAAAGGCATTGACTTTGAAGAACGCAAAATTGGAGATGGCTACACCCGTGAGGATTTGTTGGAAGCAGTACCTGATGCACGCACAGTACCACAAATATTTTTGGATGGAAAATTGATTGGTGGATTTACCGAACTCAAACAACATTTTAAAGGACAAAATGAAAATTAATCTAAATCAAGTTTATACGCTGAAACTGAATTCTGGTGAAGAACTCATTGCCAAAATTGTAGATGAAAGCGAAAAATTTATTCAGGTAGAAAATCCAGTCAGTGTTGCACCAGGCCCACAAGGCATGGGATTGGTACCTAGTTTGTTTACAGCCGATCCACGCGAAAAAGTAACAATAAATATTAATAGTATAGCAGTGTTGGCTTCCACAGAAGATGCAGTCAAAAACAAATATATTGAAGCAACCACTGGTTTAAAAGTGCCAGACAAAAAGATTATAATGGGATAACATGCCAGGAGTACAACGCAAAGGAGATCCAAACTCAGCAGGTGGCGTCGCCACTGGTGGAGTAGCGTCTGTACGAGTAAATGGTCGAGCTGTGGTTGTAGATGGAACATCAGTGACTCCTCATCCCTGTTGCGGACAAAGAGGTTGCCCGCCAGTTCATTGCAGTGCCAAAACCACAGGCGGTTCCAGCTCGGTCAAAGCCGGCGGTATCGCCATTAATGTCAATGGCAATGCAGACACTTGTGGTCATGCGCGATCAGCTGGTAGCAATAATGTCAGAGTAGGTTAGCATGGCCAATGAATCAACCATAAGTCCTTTAAGTCTAGAAGCCGGTGCTGGCTTGTTAAACAATACCGGTATTCAACTGGGTGCCACCCTTACAGCCAATATTGCTGCCTATGAAGCCACAACCTTGGTGTCAAAACTTTTGACCATACAGACTCTTGCAGCCACAGCCAACATCTCCACAGGCACAAGAACAAGTCTACAGACCATGGGAGCCACAACAGTGCCAGCCCTGGGTGACAGTGTACCCACTGCTTACCAGAACACAAACTATCCTGTGCCGCCCACAGGCGGAGTACCAAAATTGATTCCAGCCAACAGTGCCAGCCTGTTCAGTGGCATCATAGAAAACATCGGAAACACCTATCTTGGTTCAGGTGACGTGGGTAAATTTGCACAGGCATACTTCAGCAGTTCGGGCTACATCAGCCTGGTGAACCCAGTGATACTGTCTGCTGCCAATGCCAACAATTATCTTGGACCAACTTTTACCGGCATGGACAATCTAATCACAGGCGATATTGCACAGGTAAATCTGGCATTCCCCACGTTTGGTGAAGATCTACAGGAACTGGGCTTTGCGTTGAACTTGGCCAATCTTGATGCAGTAGGTTCGCCTGCTGCTCTACTACAGGCCTTGAGTCAAGCCGGTAACATGCCCAACGGAACCACACCGGCAGTGCGTGCAGCCTTGAATGCCGTGGGAGTAACCGATCAAGAAATTACAGATCTTGTGACCAACAATGTTTATAGTCTTTTTAATCCTGCAGGATTGACACCACCAGAATTTGATGCCATACAAAAACGTGCCTACCCAGGTCTGTGTGCAGTGACCGGCGCTGACCTACAAGACGTACTAGATATCTTGGAATGTACCACTGCCAATATCACGCAAATGTGCGAACTGTTGAATCCAGTGAAAATATTTCCACGCAGTTTTGCCAGTCTGACCTTGCCCACAGCCAATGGTCCAGTCTTGGTGTATGACACCGCAGGCAATCTCAGCAGTGCAGTCGAACCTGTGGTTAATTCAGGCAGTCTTGCACCAGTGGGTTGCGACGAACTGGCCAAGATAGTGCCCGCTGCCAATGCAGTAGGCAGCAAGGCCTTGCAGATTGCTCTACAACAAATCAAGAACATATCTGGTCTTTCTACACCTCAGCTGGCCGCGGTGTTGTCATGATTGAAAGTTTAAAGAACCTTCCGTTACTTCAGGCGCAGACCCAGCCCTTGAGTTCGGCCGCGCAGACATTTTATGCCAGCACTTTTGCTGCTGGATCAGGACCACAGGGTACCTTTGTGTTGACAGATTTCTTGGGCACCGCCATTGGCATAACTGTGGGACAGTATTTTCAGTCCACCACCGCCATAATCAATGCCATAACCACAGCCGGCAGTCTAGACGACTTAATTGAAATTTACGACGTCATGATTGGGTGTTTCAATGGCTTGTATCCAGATCCCTTGAACCCACCTGATGGAATTGATATACCTGTGCCGTTGCCCGGCGCCGGCGTCTATGCAGACCTGGATTCGGCTATTGCGGCCTTGGTGGGTTTAGCCAATGCAGAAATTGCCAATCTACAAACCAGTCTTGGTGCAAATGCCACCACTATGAATTCAGACTGGAATGCGATTTGTGCTCGTGTGGTTTACGAAGCCACTAATCAAAGTCGTGCCAGTTTACAAATGTATGCTCTCATACCCAGCGACAAGATGTCCGTGTTGGCCTTGATCAGCAGTTTGAACGGTATTGGTAATGACACCCAACAAGGTGGTGGTGCTGAATTTTTTGAAGCCATTGCAAATACCACGGTTTTGTCTGGGCAGGCCTTGATTGGTGCCTTGCGTGAGGGTCGTAATGACACTGCCTTGGACAGTCAAGGCATTGGACGTGACAATGCAGTACCGGCCACACCTGACAGCCCACCTCCCCAAGCCACACTGTTGAATTCAGAATATACCGTGACTCAGGCTCGCGCAGTCATAGGCTCCTAACCCAAAAAACCCTAGATATTTTAGGGTTTTTTATGGTTGACCAAAAAATCTTCTTTTTGTATAATAGCAGTATAGTAACTAAAAGGAGCAATAGTATGTCTAAGAAACACTTTGAACTACTCGCCAAAAATATCAGTTTCATCGACGACGAACAAGCTCGTAAAAAAGCAGCCATGGCAGTGGGTGCGGCCTGTGCAGTCAGCAACTCAAACTTTGATTGGGCTCGATTTATGCGGGCCTGCGGAATTTACGCATAAGCAATCTCCAGCTCGGCGGCAACCAGGGTAGGTTAGTGCGTACTAACTTGTAAATCCTAAGTCCGGGACAATGGTTGACCAATAATGACAAATCGGTTATAATAGTTGTATAGTTAATAAAAAGGAGCTGAAAATGGCTACAGAATACAAAGTTGGTGACGATGTAAGTTACGGTATCAATTGTGATCGTTACTACGATGGTAAAATTACCAGAATTACCAAACGGTTTATTTTCACTGATTCGGGTCGTCAATACACCCGCAAGGTGGCTAGAGATGGCAGTGTTCACTACAACCAAACTGGCTGTAAGTACGTCTACTTGATGGCCGGCAAACACGAGTATTTGGACCCACATTTTTAAGCGGTTGACCAAAAATTACCAATTTGCTATAATATTATTATACAGTTAGAAATAAGGAGCCAGTTATGTACACGCAAGAACAAATCAACGAAATTGTAGAAGAAGCCAAGACAGCGGCTTATATTTCAGCCGATGCGTTTTTCAAAGACAAGTTGGGCGGACGCGATCAGTATGCCTGTGGTTTTGCCTGGGTAGACATTTTTGGCATCAAAGGCAACACCAAGATCGGTCGCTATTTGAAAGCAGCCGGCCTACGCAAGAGTTACACCGGCAGTTTCCAGATCTGGAATCCTGCAGGCTATGGTTGCCAGAACATTGACACCCTTGAAGCCGGTGCCGAGGCAGCCGCAAAGGTTTTTGAGAAGTATGGCTTCCGTGCTTATGCTGGCTCGAGGTTGGACTAATGGTGCTGGAACAGGCCCTGGCGATCATGAGACTCTACGCCGTGGATCGAGATCAAGATGATCTGTCGGCTGTGGAGCACATGGTCAGAAACGTGCGACTGCTCACACCAGAACAGTTGGCCGCACTGGACACTTTTATGGATGAAACGAAAGTTAAACATGAAAAATTTTGAAACCCCATTTAAATTGTGGCTCATGCGAATCTACATGGAACACAAAGATGAAGCCAGCATTTATGGTTTTCCAGTTTGTGATGCCGCAACTTATTTCCGCATGTACAAGTATTGGTTAAAGCGCGAGTATAAACATCAACAACAGGGCATTAAATAATGGCATTGGACATGCAAGATGTCAAGTTCGAAGGACTCAAGTTGGCCGCAGACTGGATCCGTGATCTCGAAAGCTCAGACAGCAGAATACACAAGGAAAAGGTGATCGAAAAGGCGCTCATGGCTGCCAAGCTAGGTTCGGCCAATGCTCAATGCTTTTTGTTCAACTGCTACGAAGCCTACAACCCCTTCCATGTGTTTGGTGTGCGCCAGGTGGCAGAAACCCAAGGACTTGTGGATAGACCCAATCCCTGGCCTAGATTTTGGGCCTTGTTGGAAGCCTTGAGAACTAGAAGTGTCACTGGCAATGCCGCACGAGAAGCCATTGAAGCAATGAGCCAAGAGTTTGACTCGGAAGAGTGGAATGGCTTATGCCGCAGGGTCATCATCAAAGACCTACGCTGTGGCATTTCAGAAAAAACCATCAACAAGGTTGTGGGCAAGACTGAATGGCGCATTCCTGTGTTCACTTGTCAGTTGGCCACAGATAGCAACGACCATGCCAGCAAGATGAAAGGTGTCAAACGCATAGAGTGTAAGTTGGATGGTGTGCGTGTTTTGGCTCTCTGCACCAAGAACCGTGTGACACTTTACAGTCGCAACGGCAAACAGTTTGAAAACTTTCCTGACATCGAAGAACAGATCGCTCGGGTCAAGGGCCGCATTAGTTTGGAAACCAAGGGTCCTTTTGTGTTGGATGGCGAAATCGTGGGCGAAAGTTTCCAGGCCCTCATGAAACAGGCCCAGCGCAAGGACAACGCAAAAACCAAGGACATGATGTATTACATCTTTGATGTGATTCCCTTGGCAGACTTTGAACGTGGATTTTGGAATGCGCAACAACACAAGCGAACCTTGATGTTGAGCACGAATCAAGAACACATCGAATCCGAACCAAATCTGCGTGTGATGCCAGGCATGGATGTGGATCTCGGCACTGCCGAAGGGCAGGACATCATGCGACGCTTTGCCAATGATGCAGTGGCCGATGGCTTTGAAGGCATCATGATCAAGGATGTGGGCGCACCTTATGAGTGTAAACGTACCACGTTCTGGATGAAGTGGAAACCGGTGATTACCGTGGACTTGAACATAGTGGGCTTTGAGGAAGGCACAGGTCGCAATGAAGGTAGATTGGGTGCTATAATCTGTGAAGGAACCGATGCGGATCGAGCTATTCGTGTTAATGTGGGCAGTGGACTTACCGATGAGAATCGTGATGAATATTGGAGTGCCCGAGATGACCTACTTGGCCGAGTGGTTGAGGTTGCGGCAGACGCTGTAACCCAAAATCAAGATG